TGTATTATATCTTAATTAGATAGTAAGTAATAGTATTAGTATTAATATTATACTATATATACGATACTCACTAATTTAAACAAAGAACAAAATTATTTTAATATTTTATGGAACTTTGTTTATCTTTCTACGTATATTTAATTAGAAACAGCAAATAAAAGGAAATTTAATTATGAAACTACACCACACTAAATACAAAGTAAATTACAAGAATTTTATTCTTGATTGTTTAGATGTAGCAGAGCAAACGACAAGACAGGAACGCATTGATTACTTGTTTAATCGCTTTAATAATGAGTACGGATTTAATATAAAAAGAATGGGTAAGCGTAAAGCGTTAGCTGAGTGGCTGAGTGGTTTAGCTATTCCAATCCCATTTTACAATGCAGATATTATTTCACTAGCTAAAGAAATGGGTTCAGTTGAAGAAGACTTGACACCCAAGCAAGAAGATAATATTTTGGAAAACTATTGGGATTTCATGGCAAGTATGATTTTACTATTAGAGCGTGAAAAGCAACCAGATAGTGAAATTATAGAAACAACTCTATTTAGACAATACGGATAGGAGATATAAATATATTATGAAATATAGCTTAAATTTGGTAATCAATGGTATAGATGGAGATAGTACAGGTTCGATTCCTGTTTTAAGCTCTAAGGCACCAATACGAGCCTTAAACAATAAACCTAAACAATAAAAGGATAAGTAAATGCGATATAGAGAACCCTTAGTCTTAACAGACAAGAACACAAATAAGTTTATTTGTATTGTGAATAAAACACCGAGAAGATTTATAAATGATTTAAAAGTATATGGTACGATGGATACATTAGCAAATATACATAAGCCTGTACAAGAGATTGATTATCACGAAGGATACCATGTAGGACTAGAGAAAGAGCCGTCTAAATCTCACGAGTGGAATATACACATAACAGGAGATAACGGAATAATTACTATGAAACTAACCAAGCATTTCACAACTTGGGCGTAATACAGAAAAGGATAATAAAATGAAAATTAAACCTAAAGAAAATTATAAACTAGCAGGTACGTATCCAAAGATTGTACTAGATAAGAATAAAGTGTACGATGGAGTTATAGCTACAAACCAACCAGAATACAAGAAAAAAGGATTGGTATTTTGTAAGGATATTTTATTAAATAAATCAGAATATAAGATAATAAAATAAATTGGGAACTTTTAAAAAACCTAAACGTATAATAATAAAAGAAAAGGAAATATTATGAAAGAAAATAAAAATACCTCTAAACCCTTAACGGGATGGCAAGTTGATACGCAACATTTATCCTATTTGTTTAGATTTTTAGATGATATAATTGACTATTATAAAATAGAGGATGTAGGGGAAATTAATAAAATTATAGAATGGGATGATGGAATTTTAACAGATAAAACAGATAAGGTTTTATATTTACTTAATAAATAAATTGGAACTAATTAAACCTATAAGCGTATAATAAGAAATAAAAGGAAATATTATGACTTTAGAAACTACACAAATGTTTAGCTGTAACGATTGTGATACAGAAATATCGGTAGATATGGAAATAAGATACAGAACCTATTCAGATGAGGACGGATTTTATTGTTGGAAAGCGACAGAAGAAAAGTTAATTGAGGAATACGAGTGGACTGTTGACAGGGAAGAAGACGAGCATTTTTGCGATTCGTGTTCACCAGAGAAAGCAGAGGCTTAGTAATGTTGAACGATATAGATATCAATACAAAAAGGCAATACCTAGACCTATTCGATATGAAAACCACATTAACATTTGAGGAGCCACAAGACCGATACGAAGATTACAGCAGGAAAGAAGGTGCAGGTGAGGATATGCGATTATATGAGAAAACAATTAAAGGTCAGTATACATATGGATATACGCATACATTTCCACAGCGATACAAGTTTGAGTTTCGCCTATCGAGTGGAGATGTGAATGGATATTTAAAGATACCATTAATTGACAATCAGACCTTAACTATAGATATGAGAGCAAGAGATAAGAGTAAGTATTCAACTTACGATGAGGGATTTTTACCAGACTGGGATAACCTAAAGATAACGACAAGTGGAGTTTACACAACCGACATGGATTCTGTAATCCGATACAAGCGTGGACTAGAGATAGCTTTACATCTCAAGAAGGTAGTAGATGTTTGGATAGCACAGATGATAACAGCCGATATGAATTGGAGCAAAGAGTATCTTGCTAAGGAAGAAAAATAAATGGGAACTTATTAAAAGGATAGGCGTTATAGAGATATGACAACCATAAAAAACAAAAGGAAAAAGTAAAATGATGAAGAAATATACATTTTTAGTACCTTGCTCATTTGAATATGAGATTGAGGCGAAAACAGAAGAAGAGGCTAGGAA